TATAGGTGGAGCTGCTATTGCTGGACTATCTAAGGAAGCTTTACCAGCAGCAAGAGACGCAGCTATGGATGTAGCTTTTGGTGACCCTAATGCAGATGAATCTTTTCTTGGTAGAAAGTTAAGCCCAGGTAGCGTATTTGACGCTGTTGCTCCAGGTATGACTGGTGGAGCTGGAACCGCAGGAATGGTTGGATCAATTGGGGCAGTTGGAATTGGAGCTGGTCTTGGAACCACGGCGGGTGCAATGGTTGGAAATATGATAAAAAATCCAGCAGGTAGTCGACTGGCAACTAAAGCTTTGCGAGGTGGAGCAATTGGCGGAATAGTTGGAGCTGGTTTAGGTTTAGCTGCTGTTGGTGGCGCGATTAATAGTTATGTAAGTAGAAATGAAAGATTTTTTACAGAATCACCCTATGTTGGAAAAGGAAGAGTTTTAAGAAGAGACAACATGCAGTATGATCCAGGACAAGTTTCAGGATCAAATAATGTTTCATTAAGAAACGCACAAGACTTAAACGCAGACGGAAGCATTGTGCTCGGAATGCATAACCTAAGAAGAGGAATGTAATAAATGAGTGACATTTCTTCTTTTCAAGATTTAGAAACACCAGGTAGCGCTCAAGAAATTCCAGGTTTTCTTGGCGATGCTATGCGCACGCAAGAAACAATGGCTGGTGTAACCAGTATTCCCCTTGTAGCTGGATTAAATCAGTATAGAGGTCAAAACACAATTCTTAAAGGTGGCTTCTTAGATAACAGAAGCATGTTTGCGACAAAGGGACAAACTAAACTCAGACCATTTAGAAAAGGTGCGTTAACTCCGACAACAGTACAAAGAGCAGGAAGTCCATACGTTGGTGGAGTAAATATATTTGGTAGACAAACTAGAAGAGGCGCAAAGTTATCTAGGCCAAAGCAAATGCATAGCTCTAATAGATTAGGCAGAATGCTTGGGATGAGTGGAGGAGAAGGCGTTGCAACAGCTTCAAGGCTTGATTATAAAGCGCCAATGTTTAAAGGTTTTAGAAGACAAAACCTAACATTAAATCCATTTGCATTTGGTAGGCACGCAAGCGTAAGCAGGTTTGGTCCTACGGGACAAGGATTTTATGCAGCGCATAGCGGTGGAGCATTTGCTAATTTAGGAAATATGTTAACTGGACGGACAAGCCAATCCTAAATTTAGTGGTGGAATGTTTTCTAGACTTGGTGCCATTAATAAAATAGAAAGAAGAGCAGCTAGAGGTTTATCAACAGCTGGAGCTGATATGAACATAGCAAGAATAACCGCTATGAACAACCCTATGGCTTTAGTTCCAAAACAAGATGTTTTAAATGCAGCTAGACTCAATATGCGTGGAACGCTTGGCGGCCCTGCTTCAACAGCGGCTGAAAGACTAGCTTCAGCAAGAGCAACATTGGGAACACCAGAAGCAATGGCAGCAAGATTTGAATCTGGTGGTTTAAACGCACTAGGCGCATCACTAGTGGGCGCAGAAGGTGCAACTGCTGTATCGGTAGGCGCTAGAAGGTATGCTATGACTGAAGGCGTTCAGGGTTCTGCAAGTAGATCATTTATGCGTGGGATACTAACATCTGGTGGTGGTGTAGAAATGCGCACTGGAATGGGAACAGCTGGAATGAAAACATTTGGTGTTGGTCAGATACAGATGACTGAAACAGCAGAAAAAATGATTAGACCATTGGCTGGAGCATTTGAAAAGAACGCAGCTTTATACAACAGAGCATTGTCTAGAAACTTAGGAACAATGGGTTCACATCTAGCTCCTTCTATGGCTGAAGGTGTAGTTGGTCACAGAATGGGCTTAATGGCTACAGAAGTTGTAGAAAAAGGTATATTAAAATCTTTAGGCACTAGAGGCGCAATGCACGCAGTAAAAGCTGGTGGAGCACGAGTTGGTTTGGCGGTAGCTGGCGAAGCAGCATTAGCAGCAATACCTGGTGTTAATTTAATATTTGCAGCGGATATGGCTTATCAATTAGCTAAACTGGGTGGAAAAGCTATTAAGGGTGGAATTAATTTTGGCAAGGATGCCATGAAGTCAATGCAAGGGAGCATGGCTGGTGGAATGTTTGGATCTTATAAAGATGATGAGGTTAGAGCAACATCTAGAGCAAGAGGCGTTGCTGCAATTCAAAACAGTAGATTAAATGCCAGATCGCTATTAGGATCAGAAGGTGCGATGATGGCTTCGCATTTCGGGTAGAATATACTATGGACAAAACTAAAGAATTTCGCAAGCAATTAGAAAAGCTTCCAAGAGAAGATCTGCTTGAGATTATCAAAGCACAAGACCCTGAATATTTAAAACAAGTAAATAGAATTGAATGGGTTTTTGAAAACAAACTTAATCATATTAACTGGATGGATGGAACTCCAGTTACTGAAAGAAAGTTTACCAATAGAGAACTTGCGCTTTTGGTTGATGAGCCATTTGAAGTAGATAACAATCTTTTAAACATGCGGAATTTCTGCAGACCAACAAAGACAAATACATATAGCTAAAGACCCATGCAGATGGGCAAAACATTTTCTAAAAGCTGAGACAAGAGTTTATCAAACTTTGATTTTGAGAGACCCTGCACTAAGAAAAGTATTAAGAGCTGGTCGTCGTTTAGGTAAAACATTTAGTATGGCTATCGCATTGTTGCACTATAGCTACACTCATAAAGATGGTAGATGTTTGGTTATCGCACCAATGAAATCTCACGTTGAATTAATTTATCAGGAAATTCTTCGCCTTGCAGCTAAGAATGAAATAGTTATGAATTCAATAACAAGAAAAGTAACTAGCCCTCAATTCATGATTCAATTTTCTAATGGTTCCACAATTCGATTCTTTACTTCTGGTATGAGATCAGGTGGAAAGTCAGACGTAGCTCGTGGTCAGGAAGCACATGTTATCGTGTTGGACGAAATGGACTACATGCACGCAGATGACCTTGACGCGCTTTATGCAATGCTCCAGAAGACAGCAGAAGACCAACCAGATAAAGTTCTCATTGGTGCATCTACTCCAACTGGTAGACGAGAAAGATTCTGGGAATGGTGTAGAAGTGCTAGATTCCAAGAGTTCTGGTTTCCTTCGTATTGCAACCCATATTTTTCTAAAGATCAAGAAGATGAATTTAGAGAACAATATTCAGAGATGGGATATCGTCATGAAATTGAAGCAGACTGGGGAGAAGACGCAGAAGGTGTTTATCCTAGAAAGTTTGTAGATAAAGCATTTCTTGAGCCTTCTTGGGATTATGTTCCAGAAGTTCAATCAGCTAGATCTTTTTACACCATTGGTGTTGACTGGGACAAATACGGTGCTGGAACTAACATAGTTGTTCTTGAAGTTTGCAGTGACACTTATGAGGATGAAAGATTTAGAGGAAAAGTAAGATTAGTTTACAGAGAAGAAATTGATAAATCTGAGTACACATTAACTAATGGTGTTAATAGAATTGTTGAATTAAATGATTCTTTCAATCCAAAACATATCTACGTTGACCGTGGGTATGGCGAAGTTCAAGTAGAACTATTGAGAAAATATGGAACAGAGAACCCTAAGTCTAATTTAAGAGATCGAGTTAGGGGAATTGGATTTGGTGAATCAATAGAAATTAGAGATCCATACACTAAGCTTCCAGTTAAAAAAGAAATCAAACCTTATATGGTTGACAATCTTACTCAATATCTAGAAAGGGAAAAAATAGTATTTCCAGTTTCAGACGAAGAGATATATCTACAGTTAATTTCATATGTTGTAGTTAGAACTACTCAATCTGGTAGACCAGTTTTTGAAGCTGGTGGTTCAGCAGTAGACCACGCTCATGACGCTCTTATGTTAGCTTTATTAGCTATAACTCAAAACTATGGAGACTTCAGTAAATTAAAAGTTGCTAAAAATACAGAAAGCTTTTCAAATACTTTCTTTATGCCAAAACAAAATCCAGTCAATGAAGATGATGATAAGCCAGAGCCGTCTTCTGGTATCATGGTTACTACAAAAAGAAACGCTCCGCTAATGCCAAGCTTTGGCAAGGGTAGACCAGCTAAAAGAGTTTCTAGGAAAATGTTTTAAGGTGAACTATGTCTTCTATTAACAGTATAAACAGCCAACTTTCTTCAGAGGAAAAACTTAATTTAGATTACTCCATGGAAGAATCATCTTCATTAAGTGCAACCGAATCAGCCTTTAGCCCAGGAAAAGCAAATTCTATTTTTAGACAACCTGGAGTTTCTTATGGAAGCGATCAACCCTATTCGGTTCCTCTTGATCTTTTAAGGCAAGAAGCAAAAAGTATAATCACAGATTTATATAAATTTCTAAACGATTTGGAAATTTTATTAAAGCAAGTTAATTTAGATCCATCAAATAATGCAAATCTAGAGCAAGCCCACGCGTACGTGTGGAATGAAATAAATAAAGTAGATCATCCATTTCCTAAAATAGAAGTAGAAGGTTATTTAGGTGAACTTAAATATCCAACACCATCTTTTATTTGCTTTGATCAATACCTTTATTCAGAGGGCGTTCAAACAAGAGGATATAGAAAATTTGTTAAAGAATATGATAATTTAATTTCGAATACAACTTTTGGACACATATATGATTTTAGAGAAATTATTAAGTATTTAATCAACGAAGCTAATTGCATCAACTTTTCGCTTGGTGCGGATTTTGGAGATAATTATGAAGATGACTCACAACAACAGGTCGCGTCGTACTACTTATACTGGCTCAAAATGGCAAGCCACTATAAGGAACTCTTTACCAAATCAATCACAGCAACGCCAACAGGTTTGCCAGAATCCGAAGTGGATAAAACAACTAAAAAGCAAGCCGCTCAATTTCAAGCATTTTTTTCTATCAAAGTAAATTCATTAACTACATTAGTTGATAGTCAATTAGATACACTACATAAGGACCTGGTAACAAACTGTGATGTTTTTTATTCCAAGTATTTAAGTCCATCATTAAAATTTAAGACTAAAGTAGTTTCTGATTTTGCTCTTGATATTAGAACTACAAACATGAAAACAGATTTACCTAGATTATCAGAGGAAGCAGCAATAGCATTATTAGCCGCAGAAGGTAATTTTAAATCTGTTTTAACAGATCTTTTAGAAAGAAGAAATAATACATCTACTAAGATAGATTCACTTTATCAATCTATCTTGGAAAGACGAAAGTATACAAGCTTTATATCTCAATTATCAGCAAAAGCAATATCTAGAAGAAAGATTATTACTAATAGCACAAACGATAAATATGCAGCACTGCTTTCTAGTTTATACGTAGATGAATCACATATAAACTCTTTAAAATCAAGTCATAATCTTTTAGACGATTTAGGTCAAGATAGCCATCCTCAATATTTGATGAAATCTGGTGGTTCAATAACTGGAGATATATTTGTAGAAAACGATGCTAGGGTTGATGGAGTTCAAATCTCTAAGCATGTTCATAATGGCGTTGATGGCTCACCTAGAATAAGATCAATAGACATTGATTACGAATCTGTAAGAATGGATATTAATCTTGAACAAATCAATTCTGCCGCTAAAGAAGTAATAATAAGCGTAGATTCATTTACACCTGATATACTAACAGGAGGCGTACCAGTTGCAGATGTTAACATCAGCATTGAAATACCTGATGAATTTAAAGACAAATATGATTTTGAGATACTATACGTAGAGTTATAATATGGCCTGGTTTAAATATTTAGACAACACTAGCAATATAGCTAGCTCTCCAAATCAAATTAAGTAT